CATATACAAATTTGGGATTGTTGCGTTGAACTATTTCGGCTAATTTTCTAAATGCAAGTTCGTTGCCGGATCCTGGAGTAATGCCCACGTATACTGTAACTGGCTTTGTGGGTTCCCAAGCTGCAGCAGCAAATGGTACAACTGCTGCTGCTGCCAGCAAGAGTGCAGATAAAAAGTTTTTCATTATTTTTCCTTGTTAAGATTTATGGTATATATAGTTAGATATTGCGACAGACACAAAATTTTTTGCTGTCTTGTAAATTTATTTATCATTTTAACAAAAATATTATGAATAACAAAATTTTTAACCATATTGTAAAAAAATTGCACGAAACTTGGAATTTACCCAAACATAGTGAAATTAGAGAATCACTGGGGGCAGATACAGTGTTGGATTCCCTGCCATGGACTCCTGTTAAAAAGCAAAAATTTAAATCTGATCTCGAAGGCACTTTTGGGGTTGTAATCGAAGTTGTAGGCACTGTTGAACAACTGGTTGATCGCACCGACGATCGATATCTGGCTTGGTTTTTTGGAGAAGCATGGAAACCCAGAACCGACATTTATCATTGGACTGGCTGGAGAATTGTTGACGAAATCAACAAAGACGGTGCTGTCAAGGTTTTGGATGTGGGTTGCGGATATAATCCCTTTAAGGAAAGGATTCCTAACCTGGTGGGTATCGATCCTTATAATAATTGTGCAGATTTTATGATTGATATTCTCGACTACAATGTAGAGCCAGAATCATTTGACCATGTTATTGCACTGGGCAGTATCAATTTCAACAGCCGTGCCGACGTTGAAATTAGATTTAAAAAAACTGTTGAATTATTGAAGCCAGGAGGTCGACTATGGATGAGGGCCAATCCTGGGCTGGATCACGACGGAGTTCAAACTCCCAACAAAGGTCCGTGGGTAGAAATATTTCCCTGGAATTTCGAAGTAGCCCACGAACTGGCAAAAACACACGGCCTTACATTAGAGTTAATGAAGAAAGACCAAGATCGATTGTTTTTCTTGTTTGTTAAAAACTAATAAAAAAGCCCCTAAGGGGCTTTTTGTTATCCTGTAATGATGGATTTTTTAGGTGGCACGTCAATACCGGTTGTTGCTTTGATATAACCGGCCCTGACATCATCGCGCACTTCGGTAGTCATCAGGATGCCAGATGCGTACAACAAGACATCGCGATCAAGATTGGCGCTGAACAGACTAGGCATCATCTGCAGGCCTTGTTGTCCCGGTACTAAAGTAACAGGCTGCTTGATCACAATCATACCATCAACAACACTGACAACCTTGGCAACAACTTCTTCGCCGGTGATCAGTTTAAATGTCAAAATTTCGTCTTTTTCAATGTTCATTGTTTTCCTTTAGGTTTGTCCAGAACTCTTCGGGCTGACCAGTTAGGCCTTGAAAGCCACCTGGTAGCAGGATACTGCCATCAAAAATCTGCGGCACACTACGTAGGCCTTGATCAACTAAGAATTCGCGAGCAGAAGGTATTTCTGCTACGTTAACAGTAGTATACACTATTCCGCGAGTTTCTAAAAGCATTTTGGCTTGATCGCAGTAGGGGCAATTGGGTTTGGTGTAGACAGTTAGAGTTTTCATTTGCGTTCTTTTTAAACATTTGGTAATAGGTTATAATCGAGATCATCGCTCATGACTCCGATTACATAATTGGTTGATTCGGTTTCTTGCAGGGCCGATTGTTTCTTGCTGATGTCAGTGTGTTTGTTGAACCACGGAATCGGAGTTGAGCGTGGTGCTGTACCTTGATACTTGATGCCAATTTGTTTTAGGGCATCCACAGCAGTATAATCCACAAAGTCCATTAGGATATTGGCATTGAGGCCAATCACAGGACCTTTCTTAAACAGATATACTGCCCATTCTTTTTCTTCACGAATAACATCTCGATATATTTCATATACTTCAGCTTCGCACTCATCTTTGATTTCGGCAAAGCGTGAATCTTCTTTGATGACCTGATTGATCAAGAATGCAGTCCATCCCTTGTGCAACAATTCATCCTGCAGAATCAAACTGATGATGTTGCCATTACCGATGAATATTCTGTTTTCTACCATGGCCAAGCTGGTGGCAAACGATACCATAAAACGGAACGCTTCTAATGCGTAACTGGCATGTAGTGCTAGCCAAATTGCCTTGACATGTGCTTTTTCTGTAACAGGAACTTCTAATTCTTTTTCGCAGTTGACCATGTGCAAATGGTCATAGTACCGACCTACACTGGCGGCCATGCCAACAATTTCTTCTGTGTCGTGTATGGTGTTGAACACATCCTTGGGCACGTTATAAATGTTGCGAATAATATGACTGTAGCTGCGACTGTGAATGTTTGTTTCGAAAAAACTCCAATTATACATTAAAGCTTCTAGTTCTGGCAAACTTACACAAGGTGTAAACACCTGTGCTGGACCACGACCTTGCAAGCTGTCTAGTGCTGTTTGTCGCAACAAGTTGCTGGTGAAAATATGTTTAACAGCATCGCTGGCATCTTTAAAGTCAGCAGCATCTTTTGTGAGACTGATCTCTTCCGGAACCCAAAAGAAACCACGTGCTGTAGTTTCAAAGTTGGCAATCTTGTTGTATTTGACTTCTTCAAAGCGTTGGACAGTGACAGGACCAGCTGGATCCAGAAACATCTTGCGATTCAAATAGTCAGTTTTGGTTGCTAGGTTGTATTGTGCTTTGCTCATAATATTATGATTCCAATGAATATGTAATTAACCCGTTTCGAACGTTGTGTTTAACAACGAGTGTGCCACAGGGGTTGACTAATAAAATGGGATTTTCACCTGGTCCCCAATGTCCAGTATCCAAATATAATTTGTCAGAGTCTTGACTCATGCCCATACGAGGAACGATCAGCATGGTTTTATTTTTCCATTGACTTGTTTCAATGTTGAGAACGAACTCATCAATGTCTTCGGAGTAATACTTTACAGAATAACCAGAAACAACCTGGCCCGCTTGTACTGCTCTCAAGTAGGGAATCCAACCCCATGCAGTTTCTTGTTGCCGATTGAAGTTTACAATACCTGCAGACAAAGGAAGTATTTCTAGAGGGATCTTGCCTGACAGAGTATTGACAACTGAAACAAACTCAGGATCGATATCTACACCAGGATTAAAACTACTTTGAGATTCCCCAATTACCTGTAGCCCGCTAGCAAAACTTGCAGGTACTTCTGCCGCCCACATTTCCAAAAAATAACTTCCAGGAAGAAAAATATTTTTATCATCGACAGGTAAACTGTTCCAAAGACCTTCCCACCATAAATTGCCATTTACAGTCTCAGTAAAAGTGACATAATCAGAAAGATAGCTCCGATCGTATTTTTCGTTAATCAACTCAATTCGATTTTGCAAGTCAAGCCGCTTGATAATTTCTTTGCCCAGTTCGTAACGGTCAGAATCAATTTCAAATGCTCGAATGTGCCCAGCACCGTGTTTTAGTGCCAGCATTGAGAGTAATCCTGTACCAAACCCGATATCAGTGCAATTCTGATCTTTTACATAACGAGAAAGTATTTTATCATAAAACTGATTGCGCATAAAATCATTAATCATGCCTAGATTTACTCCATCATGATTATGCCAATCGATACGATTTAGATAATCTAGATTGATTGATAGGTTATGTTGTTGTTTACTTTCCATAGTTGCCGGATGCCAATACAATCTTACAGATGTGCTCTAGTCTCTCAATATGTTCATAAGCACGCCAAGGACTGGTATCAACAGCGACTACTCCGTGTCTGTCCATGCCGATGATGTTGTACTTGATCTCACCGGTATCGGCATTGAATCCGATGTTGTTTATACATGCATCAGCTAAGTCTTGTGTGACAGGCGGCAACATAGGAACAGTTGGACCAACTGTGGTATATCGACTCAATTCTGGAAATTCATTGAGTAAACCAGGTAGGTCAATCCCTGCGTACATTGCTGCTGTGGTATAGGTGGGGTGAAAGTGCATGATTACCCGTACTTCAGTATCGATCTTTGTCTGCAGACCCAAGTGCATGGGCAATTCACCACTGGGTCTCAGATTGGTACTGATGTCAGTATAAGGTTCTTCCTTCCACTCTAGACCGTTGGTGCTGATCTTTTTAAACTGATCAGGTTGTAGAGTTTGCTTACGCACACCTGAGGGTGTGATGTAAAAATGATTTCGGCCGTGGTGACGAATGCTTACATTGCCATCTCTGCTGGTAATCCAATTACGTTTATAAGCGTCTATCATGATATCGCAAATAGTTTCTAACATTTATGTGGTTCCATTTTATAATTTTCCGTGCTAGAGCTTACAGGCCTCACAATCTTCTGCGTCGTCAAAGTCAATTACTTCTAGCATGGCAGGTGCATCTTCTGCTGTAGACTTGGATCCTTGTTTATTCACAAGGCTATAATAAAAAGTTTTCAGACCCCATACATGTGCCTGCATCAGATTCTTTGCAATCAAGGTAGTTGGTATTTTTCGATCTGCAAAGTGCGCAGGATTGTAAAATGTGTTTGTTGAGATACTTTGATCCACATACGCTGCCAGCACGGCTGCAGTTTTTAGGTAGCCGTCACAGTCCGGTTGCTCCCACATCAGTTGATACCGTGACTTCAGCTTTTGATATTCTGGTACCACCTGTACCAATGATCCTGCCTTTGATTCTTTGACTGTGATCAAGCTCATGGGCAACTCAATACCGTTGGTTGAGTTGATGACAACGCTACTGGACTCCACCGGAGCAATGGCCATTTGTGTGGCATTGCGTACACCGTGTTCTTTCATTTGAACACGTAGAGTTTCCCAATCAAGTTCAGGTGCAAAGTCAGCAAGTTCGTTAACACCTGCAGCACGTAGTTCCCAAGGAAATACACCTTGGCCGTAGCGTGTACGGTCACTGTGCAGACATGAACCACGTTCTCGAGCCAGTTCGACACTGGCTTCGGTTAGATAAAAAGCTTGATGCTCCATCCATGATTTAACTTCAGCCAGTGCTTCTTTCTCGCCATATTTCAATCCACGTTTGGCGTGCCAATATGCCAGGTTAGTGATGCCAATGCCGATGGGACGTATTTCGTCATTGCTTAACTTACTTTGTACGCTCAAGAAATCTTGGTAATCCAAGATGTTGTTTAAGCTACGGTGCAAGATACGTGCAGCTCGACGCATGTCTTCGGGATTACGGAACGCACCCCAGTTTAGCGAACCCAAGGTACACAGCGCAATACGCCCGTTGTCATCATCCAAGCGTTGGAACGGTACTGTGGGCAATAAGATCTCACAGCACAGGTTGCTTTGGAAGATTGTATGGAACTCGGGATCAAACGGGCCTTGACTCTGTACGTTGTCAATAAACACAAGATAGATACGGCCAGTGTCTGTGCGTTCTTTGAGCAGTCCCGACTTAAACACTTCTTCGGCGCTGATTGTTTTCTTACGCAGATCCTTACGCTTTTCGTATTTTACATAAAGTTCTTCAAACCGTTCAGTGTTGCTGTAAAAGGCTTGATGCAGATCCGGAACTTCATTGGGATCAAAGAAAGTGATGTTTTCTTTGTTCTTGAAACGTCTCCAGAAGAAAGCACTCAACACAACACCGTAGTCCATGAAGCGAACGCGGGTTTCTTCAGTGCCTTGATTGTTTTTTAACACAATGAGATCATCAAACTGATAATGCCAAATGGGATAAAACACTGTGGCCGACGCATTGCGAATGCCGCCTTG